GGCAACTGTGACAACACCTGCACTGCGTGTTGTTCAGCCGAGAAGTACCACTAGCAGTTAAAGCTAAATACCTAGTTCCCTTCAACCTGAGTTGGTTGATAAAGAGAGTGTCACCTGTGCATTATTATTCCTGTACCGATAAGCATAGATGAACGGCGATCACGAGTGCGACGAGGCTGGACCCGTCACCTACCTTGGCCATCACACCAGAGTTCATTGCTCCTGGTGCGGTCGGGTGGTCGTATTCTCAGTTATGATGATGTTTTTGCCAACAGTCCTCGGACGTCATCATTATTCTCGAGAGGACAATTCCATCGGGCATCCCGGGGAGATCGGTGCCGAAAGTCTCCTCTTTTGGATCGTCATCTTGTCCGCGTTGTTTGTTCTGATCTGGAACCGCAACATGTGGGCACCCACGACGAATTCTCGGTTGGCTCAGCTCCGTCGCAGGGAATTGCTACGGAACGCCCGAGCCGACTTGTATGAGATGTGGGAGACAGGGCGCTTGGATAACGTGGAGAACGTTAACGAGTTGCTCGAGTTCGAGGGTGAGGATCCGATTAATCCGGGGATTCTTGAGGAAGAGGCGCTAGGTTGGGCAAAGCAGCAGATTGAACTGTTGCGGGATGACGCAGAGGACGAGAAGGTTGTCCGAAGCGTTGGTTTAGATACTCTGGACGACTACCAGACCGAGGCAGAGGACCTGTTTGAAGCAGCATCGCGCTTCACAGAGGGTCACTCCGTCCGGCTATGGAGAAGTATGATCCTGCAATTGCAGGATTTTAAATCCATGGACCGGTCGGAACTCCGTATGGTCGTCCAGAAACAATTCAATGGGTACGTTGTGCAGACAAGATTGCCCAACGAACAGCAGGACATTCTTTACAATGTCTGTCGCGAGTTCGTGTCTGCGCACGTGCCTAGGCCGTTGGGTTTTCGGAAGTAGGCCTCTTCTTTAGAAGAGCCTTGTGCAAGATGTCGGAGTATTCTTTGGGTAAGGAGCTCTGGCATTTACCGGGGAGAGACAACTGTATCCCCGAGGGTTGGAAGGTGGGTTACTCCCTCCGTCCCAGTGTGTGCACAAGAAAGAGGGGCCATCTGCAAATCCGTTCACCTGAGCTCGATTTCGTGCTCAGAGTACACAACCGTGTGTCGCCAGATTCGGCACCCGAGCATCTTGTTGAAGGTAACAACTATGTTGATACACCCTGTACCTGTGCGGCAGGTCTTTGTCATGCTATGGAGCATCGGCACAGACTACTGCCTAAGCAGACGGTGGTGAATGGTGAGGTTGTTACTGAGAAGCCGCGTCCTTTTAAGATTGCCCCAAGGCATCTTAAAGGATACACGGTCGAGCAGAAAAAGCTCGGCCAGCGACTTTGGAGTGTCATCAAGAACTCGGGACGTGTTCCGAAAACTCACCTTGAAAAGGCGAGGACTCATTCGGGCACGAAAAGACGACATTACGAGAAATGCGCCACAGAGTTGGAGGTGCATCCCCTCACCTCGGCCGAGCGAGGTCGCGTCTTCCATGATGGAAGCGTTAAATGGGGGGAGTTGTCGGCCAGACCGCGTGCACTGCTGGTACAGAGCGTGCGTGCGAAGGGGGTCGGTGAGGTAAAACAGGGTGAGCTGCTTAGGGCTCCGATTCTTGTCGAGGGTGTGTATCGGGATTTGGAGGAGGATGCTTTGCATAAGTACATGCACTCACGTGGTCATCACTACGTGGCGTCTGGCATGTCTTTGCATAAGCGAGCACGGAAGATCCGGGAGATGGTGTCTCCCGGGGACGTGGTCCTCTCCATTGACCTTGCATCTTTTGATGGGTCCATCGGAGAAACCGGAGTGGTGGAGAGGAATGATTTTCTTGAGAATGCTGAGAAGCTGTTTGGGGAAGACAGACAGCTTAGAGTTGTTATCGAAACGCAGAATCGTTGCACGGTGCAGGCAGGGCCGCTCCGTGCGCAGCTGTACGGTAACAGGGGATCCGGCACTGCCGGCACCTCAACAGGAAACAAGAAGATCGTCCTCGCCGCGCTGTTTTATTCTCTCGGCCCCGCTGCTAGGGGGCACAATGCAGTGAAGTTGTTTTGTGATGGTGATGACACACTCATCATTGTTCCCCGGGAATTCCAGGGTGACAGGTGGTATCGATCTTGGTGCCGCCGTATGACCGAGCTCGGACTTGAGATGAAACTCGAGCAGGTTCTGGTCGACACCCCGGAGAATCCCGTGACTGATGACGTCCGCTTTTGCCGTGCAGGCATAGTGGAGACGTCGCGAGGACCGTTTTTGTGCAAGATCCCCACTGATGCCCTGAAGGTGGCGACGAATTTTCGTCGTCACTTCAGAGGCAGCAGGTTCCGGGATTATTGTCAAACGCTCTCGGTGTCGTACAAAGGAACATTTGGTGACGTCCCCGTCCTCTGTGAGTTGTCAGGTCTATTTGACATCGGAGGACGGGTTGATAGGGGTCTGTTGGAGAGTTCAGGTCTGGAGTACATGATGGGAAAAACGTGTACCGAGGCTGGACAGATCTCCTACAGTCACCGTGTCTCGTATTGGAGAACCTGGGGTGTCACCCCAGAGATGCAACTGCAATGTGAGCAGGCGATTCGCGAACTTCGTGATCGCTTGCGTCCGCTCCTCTTGGCGGCAAATTTTTGAGCACAATAAATAGGGCTTCGGCTCGGCGCGTGCTCAAAACCAAGACTCTTCATACCGGGTTCTGTTCGCAGGACTCACGCGCCC